ACCACGGCCACTTCCGCCACCTTTAACGGCCTGACACCAGACACACCCTATAATATCATAGTGACAGCCGTTAATAATAGTGGCGTTCCAGCGGCCAGTAATCTACTTTCTATAAGAACTCTCCTGAATGCGCCCTTGGCGCCTGTGATCACCTCCTCAGCCCTAACAAGCAATGGCTTCCTAATCTCTTGGCAGACAGGTACGGGTGCTACAAGCTACAGCTACACTCTCAATGGATCGTCCGCGACTCCCTCATCGTCTACAGCCACTTCTGCTACTTTTACTGCTCTGGCACCCAATACACCCTATAGCGTAATCGTAACAGCAATAAATAATGGCGGCTCTGCCACGAGCAATACCCTACAGGTCACAACAAATATGGGCCCGCCTTCCGCACCAAATCTTTCTCAAGGCGCGGTTGCGGAAACTCAGTTTACGGTGAACTGGCAAGTAGGAACGGGTGCGAGCAGCTATACATATACCTTGAACTCGAATACGGTAACACCGAGCTCTACAACAACAACATCCGCGACGTTCACTGGTCTAACCGCAAATACAAGCTACAGCGTAGTGGTTACAGCAATCAATAATAGTGGTGCACCAGCACCCAGTAACCCCTTGTCTATTACAACTCTCATGGTTCCTCCTACATCACTATCGCTTACGTCAAGCCTAATAACCAGCTCGAGTTTCGTAGTGTCTTGGCAACCCAACTCTGGCGCGACGAGCTATGCCTATAGTCTGAACGGCACTACTGCCACGCCGTCGACGACGACATCCACCTCGGCAACGTTCACAGGCCTAATTGCGAATAGAAACTATCTAGTGGCCGTGACTGCGATCAATACCAATCCTATACAGAGAACAAGCTCCATTACGATTCGAACGATTATCGATCCACCCACGGGCCTCACGCCGAGCTCAGTGAGCTACACCTCTTTTACTCTGAACTGGTCAGGCTCTTCTGGAGCGACCACCTACAGATTCCTATTGAACTCCAGTACCGCTACACCAACCTATACAAGTGGCGCAACAGTTGCATCTTTCACCGGCTTGAATAGTGGCACTCTTTATAGCGTACAGGTAGTTGCGACGGATGGATCTTATAACTCATTGCCCAGCACTGCCTCGCCTGTAACAACCCTTGTACCCCCCGATCCTATTACCTATTCGTCATCAGGGACTCCTTTACCAAACTCGTACACGGTACCTGCCGGATTCGCCTATGCCTATATTGAGGCTCTTGCAGGATCTGGTGGCGGTGGAGGAGGCTTTCCAAAGGGTGGTATAGGTGGCGGTGGTGGCGCCTATGTATATGGCACGGTGGCGATTGGTACAGGGAGTTCTATCTCGATCACTCAGCCGCCGATTACTGGAGGCGCAGGTGGCGCGGGCGGATCATCTCAGTCACCCTATTGGCAGTTTCCTGGATCAGATGGTATGGGTGTGAACTTCAATATCCTAGGCAATAATATCACCATACAAGGCGGCGGCGGAGGAAATGGAGGTACATATACAGGATCTGGTTGGGGGCCGAACGGAAATATTACCACTGGAAATCCAACGAATCCACGCAGTGGTCAAGGAGGTACTGTTACTGGAACCCTGCCGTCAGGCCTGTTCGGAGCTAACGGAAATAATGCTCAAAATGATTATACGGAGGCAAATGGATCTTCAGGAGGAGCTGCGGGAAATCCCAACTATGGTGGAGGGCACGGCGGCTCGAATACACCGGGTTACACGAGAGGTGTAAATGGGTTGCCAGGATACTATAATATCCGCCTTGTTTACACGCTTGCGCAATTGAATAAGCCCTTGTTGCACGGAAGCGCGTTTACCGCCACAGGATTCACAGTTACATGGCAGGCGCTGTCAGGTGTCACCAACTACACATATACCTTGGATGGGGTAGCGGCTGGCACGACCACGTCTCAAATAGCTGTTTTTAGCGGCAAGGCAAGTGGCAGTACGTACTCAGTGGTCGTGACTGCGAACTATCCATCGCAGCCCTCGGTTCCCAGTGACACTCTTTCTGTAACGACACTTCCAGCAGCACCGGTCATTACAGCTAGCGCTATCACCAGCTTCGGATTCACAGTGAACTGGCAATCGGGCACAGGCGCGACCAGCTACAGTTATCTCTTGAATGATGTGTCAGTGACCCCCGTATCACAGACTGCGACTTCTGCGACCTTCAATTCCCTTTTAGGCGATACTGTCTATGCTATATTAGTCACTGCTATCAATGGTAGCAATACTGCGGTGAGTAATCAGCTATCCATTACAACCCTGATACCACCCCCTATAATATATTCTTCAGAAGGACAGCAGATAACTGGTACTCCTGTATCTGGATTTACGACATTCAATGCTCCCGCTGGATACAAATATATTTATATGGAACTCTTGGCTGGATGCGGAACATCTAGTTCAGCGTCCAATGGATATTATAGCGCCGGCGGCGGCGGAGGTGCATACCTATATGGCACTCTAACGATAACACCATCGACCCAAATACAGATGGGCTATGTTACAAATGATAATAGTAACATACCAGGCGGAGGCACCGTAATCGGTGGTTCTGGGTCCGTCAAAAATGGATACAGAGTGATTCTAGTCGTACAGGGATATACGTATACCGCATTTGAAGGCACTGGAGCTGGTAATGGATCGGTCGCGCAGCAGGGTAATGGCGGCGCAGGAGGATATCCTCCTACAAGTCTCGGCGTGGTGACCGCAATATCAGGATCGAATGGCACAGGAAGTACTGCACTCGTATATGGCATTGGAGGTGCTTCTGGAAGGGGTGATACGTTTGGAGGAAGTGGTGCCACAAGTATTTCTGACACTCGAATCGCACCAGGAGATAACGGCGCATATCTTGTGGTATTTGCCGGTTCAATCTCACAGATAACAAACATACCCTTCCTGTATAATCGTAGTGTATCATTCAATAGTCTGAGAGTAGGCTGGCAAAACGGTATGAATTTATCGAGTTACACATTTACTCTGAATGGGGTTACGAGGACTCCAAGTTCCAGTACCAGCACATCCGCTACATTCTCAGGACTAACATCTGACACGTCATATAATATCATTATGGACGCTATCTACAATGGAGTCAATACACCGAGTACTCCCATAACGATTCGAACCCTCGCGCCACCTATTATATTTTCATCCTTTGGAACGCCTTTACCATCCTCTTATACAGTTCCTCCGCGATACACCCGCATGTATGTAGAGATTTTAGCAGGATCGGCGGGCGGCGCGGGCTGCGGTCTAGGTACGAATCCATCGAATGGTGGTGGCGGAGGAGCATATTATTATGGAACGAACGACGTAGGTGCCAATGACACCATTCAAATATCTACAAATATAATCCCTGGCGGGGCAGGTGGTGCCGCATCGAATAATGTTGCTCCTCTACCAGGCGGCAATGGAACCAGTGTGATATTTACTAAGACGACAAGTGGTAGCAGTGCGACAGCAATGCAAATTGGTGCAGGTAATGGAGGCAACTGCGGTGCCGGCTTTGGAAGTGGTTGGAATCCACCTTCACCCAGCGTTGAAAACGGAGGTAGGGGAGGTGAAGTCACTCGACTCAGTGGGCCGTCCAACATACCAGGATTGATTATCGTAAATGGTAATGGTGGTCAGGGGTCTACCTTTCAAGCACGTGGCCCGCGCGCCAACTCTGGTAAGGCAGGCTATACTGCAGGCGAAGCTGGTCAGGGCGCTATAGCAGGAGAAGCCGGCGTGGGTGGATATGGAGATGCCGGATATTATCTGATTAGCTTTAGTGCGAACGGGACGACCCAATCGATACCGGGTGTGCCATCCATCAATTCATCTTCGATTACAAGCGTCGGATTTACATTGGTATGGTCACTTGATACAAATGTAAATAGTTATGGCTATAGATTAAATGGCAATCTAGTGACCCCTGCATCATCGACTACCACGTCTGCCACATTTACCAGTTTAGCCAGTAACACAAGCTATAATGTAGCTATAATAGCGATTAACGCAGGGGGCTCTACATTGTCGAATACCTTGTCAGTAACGACCCTGAGAACCGCGCCAACCGCCCCAGTCATTAGTTCTTCGGCGATTACAAGCAGCGGCTTTACAGTGAGCTGGTCAGCCGATGCGAATGTGGCCAGCTACACCTACAGAATCGGCAGCGGCAGTGAAGTTCCAGTATCAGGAACATCTGTCAACTTAACAGGCCTATCCGCCAATACATCCTATCAGGTAGTCCTTACAGCAATAAATAATGGCGGTAGCACTGCATCAAACACCTTGGCTACCACGACACTGAGAACCGCGCCAATCGCCCCAGTCATTAGTTCTTCGGCGATTACAAGCAGCGGCTTTACAGTGAGCTGGTCAGCCGATGCGAATGTCACCAGCTACACCTACAGAATAGGCAGCGGCAGTGAAATCCCCGTAACAGGAACATCTGTTAACTTGACAGGCCTATCCGCCAATACATCCTATCAGGTAGTCCTTACAGCAACGAATAATGGCGGTACTACTGCGTCAAATACCCTGTCAGTAACGACGCTGAGAACGAAGCCGACAGCACCTTCCATATCTTCTTCAGCGATTACATTGACCAGTTTTGTGGTGAACTGGCAATCCGACGCCAATGTGACGAGCTATATATATACTCTGAACGGGGTTTCAGCGACACCTTCATCATCGAATTCTACATCGGCCACCTTTACATCCCTGTCATCTTCAACCACCTATGACGTAGTGGTTACGGCGAGAAATAATGGCGGTGATACGAACTCGAATACATTGCCTGTAAGGACATTGACACCCCCATATTCACCGCCAGTATCAGTGACAATCAATAATACTGCAATTTTTAGTGGAACGAAATCGATGACACTTGATAGCGCTAATAACGTATATTTCACAGTAGATGCGCAGTATTTATATAAAATCGACACGGGGGGCAACGGAAGTCAGTTTGGGTATATTCCAGAAGTTGCTCAACAGTTTGCAAGATATTCGGGTGTAACCTTTGCGAATACGTTTTTATACATTATTGATGGAAACATTAACGGATTTTGGAAACTGAACACAGGCGGTTCATTGGTTTCTCAATATAAGGACGACCTTCTAAAGGGATGCTGGAATTCATCCACGGATGGAAGTGGTAATCTTTACGCATTAAACGGAAACGTTGCCAACTTGTACCCAAACACAACAGTGGGTGTGAGAAAACTTGATTTAGCGGGTAATATAACAACAGTGGTATCATCAGGGACGTTAGCACCATTAAATAATGGAAGCGGTCTTGGTACATCACGATATGCAACCATTGATTCATCAGGAAGTTTCTATATATCCGATCAAACAAATAACAATATTGTAAAAGTTACAAACGGTGTCGCATCAATCTTTGCCACTAGAACTGGCTTAGGTATCGATGGAGTAGGAGACATCGGCATCGATTCATACGGTAACTTATTTATAGTAGCTGGTGAAAAGTTATTGTTTATAAATAAAACAACGGCACAAATAGTATATACATACACCGAACCTACTGGAACTCAAATACAAAATGCATGCATGGACACTTCTGGAACCATTTGGTTTTATAGTAGAAATGGATCGCTTGCGTTTCTCAAGAAACTATTCAAGACGTAATGATCTTATTAAGGTCTAAGGCGCTAACGCATTTTTACTGACAGAGATGCAGGGACAGGCCCGTCACCCGAAAACTGGTAAACCGATTCGTATTATCAAATCGGACAGCAGTCTATGGCGCAATCAAAAGACTCTCGTATGGCTGACGGCCGACGCAAACCCCGCAAAGCGGTGGGATCGCTGGGATGTCGGTGTCACGTGCTCCGCTGATGCAGTTGCCCTAGAAGGGTTCACCGAAGTCAGCCTGGTCGCCTGTCTCGGTGAAACGGAGAAGGAGATCGCCTGGCTTCTTACAGGACCCAAGGCGCCGATTATTGCCTTACCGAAGGCGCTTGCCATGCAGATTGGCATCGAAACTCTCATGAAGTTGCAACTTCGGAGTCTAATTTGCCTAGAGGAGGTCAGTGATCTTTATCCCTACGTTCCACGATGGGATGGTACTATAGAAGGTGCAAAGCACACTCTGGGTACCATGATGCACTATAAGGTGAACCATACAGAGCCAGTGGCGGCGCCTCCACCCCTGTGGTTCGTGACGCAGTACTATCATCCGGAAAAGCGGGCTCGCGGCAAGGAAATCGATGAATGTCTGACGAAGAATCTGTTGTGCCCCTACATTGATAGGATTGTGCTATTGAACGAAAAGGCCATTGCCCCACCGCATCCGAAGATTCAGGAGGTGGTGATCAAGCGCCGCCTTCGGTACGTCGACGTGATCCGCTGGATTTACGACGAGGCGCCCGCAAACGCTATAATCGTCTTCGCGAATGCCGATATCTATTTGGACGAGACTTGGCGCAACCTATGGTCATTAAATCTGGAGGATTCCGCGATTGCCCTTTTGCGCTGGGATATGAAGGAGGGAAAGCCAGAACTCTTTGGCCCTCGCGCGGATTCCCAGGATACCTGGGTTCTCAGTGCCGCTGCCGTGAAGGCGCGCGAATGGGACTGGGATGCTCTCAACTTCCCCTTTGGTCAGGGCGGCTGCGACAATGCGATCGCGCTCGAGTTGTTCCGGCGGAAGTTCCTCGTGACGAATCCGGCGCTCACGCTTCGTACGATTCACTTACACGAATCGAAGGTGCGGACGTATGACCCGCACGATATTGTGGATAAGCCGGCCTATCTCTATATCGAGCCCACGGGGATTCATGACTTGCATCCGATCATAAATATTCCGAAGGAGAACTGGCTCACGGTTCTAAAACCGGCGGCGTTCGATCGTCGTATTCAGGGGCCGAGCTCGGACGCCCGACTCAAGACCTATGCCGTCATGACGTCACGGGCAACTGGGCTCACCCTAGACGTGGCTGTGCCGAATCGATATGAACCTGTGGAGATTCCCGTGTTTCGTTATACGAATGCCTTCATATCAAAGGAGGGTCTAGCCTTCACGAAGGACTCCATTCTTATAGGAAAGACGGCAGCGGTCAAGAAGGGCTGGTCTACAACGGCCATGAGTCTGCTCGCCGCCTCCTTACCTATCAAGGTCGGCCTCGCGGCACCTTTGTCGAATGCCACGGCCGCCAGTCCAGAGCTATATACGCTGAACTATCTCGGCAAGATTTTTATGATGCGTGAGCTTATGGCCGAAGGTGAGTTCTGGGCATCGAAGGTCGTTGAGCCGGTGCTCTCCCTTTTCAACTGGCCCGAGAATACGATGCCATTAATCAATCGTGAGCAGAATCGCCAGGCCTACTGCTCCACCGCGCTCGTCTGGAATGAGCAGGACGCGGGTTCGGATCTTGTCAGCAAGGAAGAGGTGGCCGCTCTTCGTTCTAAGCTTCGGATTCAGCGGCCGGCCGAGAAGCGGCTCGTGGTCGTCGGCGGAGACTGGATCACTCCGGAAATCGTGGACGCATTGGAGGCCGTGATGCCTGTGACCGTACTGTGGTCGACCACGTCGGTCGAACTGATTGCGGATGCACTGGTGGGCGCGGCCGGCCTAGTAACGCATGGTCCTCTCGGATCGTGGGCCTGGCTGATGCCTGCTGGTGCCCTCTTATTTGAGATCCAGTGCGAGATGAATCCAGCCATTGATCTTCTGCACTTAGCGGGCGCGGCCGATCTCAATCATCAGCTCTATGTTATTGCGCGCGGCAAGCCTACGGAGAAGCAGATTGGCCAGCTAGGCGCGGCGATTCTTAAGGTTCTGCCAAAGGATACCTCTGGCCCCTTACCTATTATAAAAATGCCCTGTCGCACCGGCTTCTTTGGGCACGCCGGCGACTCTTTTCGGGAGCTCGCGGCCTTATGGGCCGAACGTGGCTACGTGACGATTCAGCCGACGAGCTCGGGTCATGTCACAATTGTACAAGGGCTCAAGGAAACACTTCTTTATGATCGCCCGAACTATGATTGGCTAAATGAGGAGCCGACAGAAATGCCAATGCTCGTAGGAAACCCGGCGCCTCTCACGAAGTCCCAGCGTCCGTGGATCTTTTGGCCGCGCCGCCCGAAGCTCGTAGAGGATCTGTCGGGCCTCGATCTGCCTCGAACAAAGAGCATGGTTTTCTATGGCCGCTCCGAGAATGCTGTGCAACTAGGGAATCGGACAAAGGCGGACTGGGCCTCTGTGTGTGACGAGTTCGTGCATATCGAAGGCTCGAACCAGTATTATTTTACGCAGGAGGATTATCTTCGGAAGCTGGCTCAAGCGAAGTGGGGTCTCTGTCTCGCGGGATATGGCAAAAAGTGCCACCGCGAGATTGAGTGTATGGCCATGGGCTGTGTGCCTATCGTGGCACCTGAGGTCGATATGGACAGTTATGCGGAGCCGCCTGTAGAGGGCACGCACTACTTTCGGGCCGCCGATCCGCTAACGGCGGAGGCCCTTATTTCAGGGGCGTCGAATAAGGACTGGGTTGCCATGTCGGCGGCCTGTAAGGACTGGTGGCGTCGGAATGCGTCTGTGGATGGGTCGTGGGCTATCACGAAACGGTTATCTCTAAGCACAAACTAGTCCTGTCAGACCCGCCGGGACACCGTGTCCAGACATGCATGAATACTTGCACATATCGGGCTCGGGCGCCACTTCTCTACTGCCGAGAGGGCGATCTTTGACACAAGCGGCGCCAGCCGCCTTGGATGGCGGCGGGAACCCGTATGTAGCTGCAAGATTTGTCGAAAATGCCGCTCGGAGTTGCGCGGGGGGGTCCAGATTTTCTAGAGCTCCGGCCCACGTACCGGCAGACTGAATATTTGTCCGACCCTGAGTCTCCGCATCATGCTTCGCCTTGGTTAGACCCTCGTGATAGGGTTTGGCGAGCGGGTCCGCCGGCTGCTCGTTGCTATAGGCCGTGGCCGCAGAAATCAGGCTGTCCGCCTCTGACGGATTATAGAAGGGTGTTGTCGCCATCTGGAATCCCTCCTTGACCGACTTGATTAGCGTGAGAATAAGGGCAAATACGATCGCGTGCACGAGAATCGCCGTCACGGATGTCTTGTGCGACATGAAGATCTTACCAACAGGGGGCAGAGTTACAAGAAGCCCGGGACTCAGCAAAATAAATAGCGCAACAGCAATCCACATCTATTTATACTATAGAATGATCTGGATTCCTGCAACTCCTTGGAGGCCGATTGGACAGTACAGAACGTTTCCTCTTCCTGTGTTACCATACCCGAAGCCGATAAAGCGTGTCTCCCACTATCCAAAAAAATATACTGGCAACACAGAATGTGCAAGTGGCTTCGAGTCAAGCGTCCCAGTCCTCTTAGTTCGGAGCAGCCTGTCCAACCCGTCCAACCCGCCCAGTCAGTTGCAGTAGAAGCGCCCCCGCACATTGTCATACCCATTTTAAAAGAGAGGCCGCTGCCGACAATACCGGAGAAGGTTCGCATGGTATAAAATTGCGCCAAACCACCCGGGTAATCGCCAGTATAGAATGAGCACCCAAATTCAGACAGTTCTTGTGACGTTTCCGCATTCCTCGGTTGAGGTGCAGGCCATGGAGGAGATTCCTGTGTGCCCTGTTCGGTGGGATAAGTATCCTGTGTCGATCACGTCGGTTCAACACAAGACGATCTGGAATCCGGTTGGCGTGGTGGGTCATACCACGCCGAACGGGACGATTACGACCTGGAGCCCTTGTGGGACGGTCGAGCAGGTTCTGCCTGATGGGACGATGAAGTCGTGGCTGTCGAAGCCGACGCTGGCGGATGCCATTGCTTATCCGAAGGCCGTTCCCAAGGGGGCGTCGAAGAATGCGTTCTTCCAGTTTCACTCGGACGGTTCGGTGACGTCTCGGTCCTACGACACTACGTGGTATTGGGGGCCTAGTAAAAAGGGTGTTCCACTGGAGGGCGTGATCAATCGCGCTCACAAGTGTTACACTGGCTATTGGGTATTTGAGGGTGACAGCGACTGTTTCTGCACTCAGGATTGCCGTGAGACTGCCGATTGTCTGTGTGAGACTCGGCCACCGCCTACTGCCGATCCGATGATGCGCTACAGCTTTTGGACGACGCCGGAGTAAGCCGCGCGACGGCCTCTACTCGGCATCGGAATCTCAGTCGCAAGCAACCTCGATATAGATGCCGCTACTCGGCATCGGAATCCGGGAACTGCACAATCGCGTCATTCTCCGCATCATGCCGCCCCAAATACTTGCATTTCAGATCATAGACCTTATCGGTATTCGAATCGAGAAAGACCAGGCGACCCCCGATCTCCACCTTTTTTACCTCGATCCGTATAACCGTCTCCGGCTCTTCTGGTTCACCTTTGACCGTCGCAATCGGCTTCACAGGCTCTTCTACGACCTTTGCCTTTGGCTTTAGCTTGTAGGGCTTTTTCGCAGCCGCCTTCTGTGTGCCTGTTACTGCCAAAGGCACCGGTTCAGGTGCAGCACCAATCGCTGCCGCAGCCGCCTTCGCCTTTGCCATATTGCTATCACTTACTGTAGAACCGCCAGAAATCTTTAGACGATACCAGGTACCGTCATAAACGTGACTCCAGATCGGAATCGGCTCTGTAATCAGCCCATGAAGATATGATGGATGCGTGCCCTGTAGACTCTTACCGGTCATGAGAGCGACCTTAGCATCGGTGCGTTCCTTTTTCACAAGACAGCTTGCGCACAGACCATCCGCGGCCCTATCGCACTGGATAGGAATGTGGAAATATCCGCCTGCCTCGAAAGGTAGGCAAAAGGTGCCCTTCGTATCATTCACGAGACGTCCTAGACATCGCATGGTTGCTACTGGATTTCAGGGTTACACCCACAATCAATTTTACTTGTGTTTGCGGCTCTTCTTTACCTTTGAACTCTTTCTTTTTGTGCGCCTGGCACCTCCTGCGTGAGGAGCCGCGGCAGGAGCATCAGCAGCGACCGCAGCCGCGGCGGCCGCAGCTCTACTCGCCGCATAATCATCCATTATACGTGCGAACTGCTGCGCAACCTTTTTGGCAGAAAGCTCAGCCTCGTGCGCCTTTATCATTTTGGCGAACTCAGATGCAACTTTCGTACTGGCGGCTTCAAGATCATGCTGTGCCTTATCGCTCGCGGCACGGAGTCTACGATCTTCCTGGAGAAACTCTTCATAGATCTCATACGCTGCGAGACGCGTACCCTCCTTTTGCAACTCTTTTATACCCTGAATACGATGAGCACGGTTTTGAACCCTCGGTACATTAGCAAGTCTAACATTTTCTCTAAGGTGCTGACCAATCGTATGATCAGCCTGTATTGCGGCAAGATCATGCTGATACGCAGCTTGAAGGAACTCTAATATTATAGGCAACGGCTGACCAGCATATCTTTGGGAGATTACCGCCATATAGCGAGCTTTTGCATCACGGGTCGTCGACCGGATCGCCGCTTCCGAGTCTCTTTGAACCCTATTTGACGCAGCCTGCCCTGCCGACATCCTATCTATTTACACATCAGAATAAATAGCCAGAGTTCGGGCCGAAGGATCCGTGGCATCACACCATCTCGGCATCCACATATAGGGCACATTCACCACCTGTTTGCCATACACGCATTCATAGATTCTTTTGTAATACTCCTTTTCAGTAAATCCGAGCACGGCAGCCTTCTCCTGGACGATTTCAAACCAGGCCTTCGCACCTGAAACACCGTCGCTAAAGGCCTCCTTTCGCCTGTACAGAACATCACTGGGCAACGTGACGCCGTCATCGAACGCCTTCCGCATAAGCCATTTCTCACAGTACTCTGATCCAGGTCGGCGCCAAACCGTAGAGATTGATCTGGCCGCGGCGACGAACTCCTTGTCCAGATATGGCGTACGGGGCTCCAGCCCATGCGACGAAATACAGCGATCGCTACGGAGAACGTCGAAGTAGTGAATATCCTGTAGGAGCCGGGTGACCTCCTCTTCATACGCGGCATCGGAGGGCGCCTTATAGAAATACAAATAGGATCCCCAGACCTCGTCGGCACCGTCGCCATTAAAGACGACCTTACATTCCGTCTCGCGAATGGCCTTTCCTACGAGCCAGTTTCCAACAGAGGCCCGCACCGTAGTCGTATCATAGGACTCAATGGCGTAAATCACCTCTGGGATGGCATCGAAGAACTGCTCCGCGCTCAGAATGACCTCGGTGTGGTCGGAGCCGATCCAGCTCGCGACCTTTTTAGCGTACCGCAGATCCTCGGATCCGGGCATTCCTATACTGAAGGTCTTCAGGGGCGGCGCCCCGGCCGCGCGCAAGCCCTTGGCCAAAAGGGACGCGATCAAGCTGCTATCGAGGCCGCCACTGAGCAGGGCCGCAATAGGCCGCTCCGTCATCATGCGTTTCTTGACCGCTGCCTCCAAGGCGACTCGCACAGATCTGCACGCGAACCCTATAGAATCTAGCACAAGGGGCTGCTTATAGATGGGTATCGTGTGGTAGGCGGAAATATCCTTGAGCTCGCCGGTGCTCAGGCAATAACGGTGATAGGATCCGGGATAGACGGGATTCCACAGACCTTCGGGAAGAGCCTTCAGCTCGGAGGCATAGTAGTGCGTCTCAGGCGTAACGCAAGAATACAGTGGCCGAACGCCGTAGGGATCCCGGGCGACAATGAACTGATCCCGGGTCTCATCCACGATAACAATGGCGAAGACGCCATCGAGGGCCCGGAACACGGCGCCCAAGGGCATGTCGAGCTCGAGAAAACGATTGTACAGGCCACCAAGAATCTCGCAATCGGACCCGGACTTCACCTCGAGCCCGTACTCGCCGGCGAGGGCTCGCCAGTTATAGATCTCTCCGTTGCAAATCCAGGAAATGCCGGCCTTCTGCATGGGCTGCATGCCCTCGTGATTCAGGCCATTGATCGCGAGACGCGTAAATCCGAGAGTGGCGCCGCTGACATCTCTGAAACTGCTCTCTTCAGGGCCCCGGGCTTTCAGATGCTTCAAACCATGGAGTAGGGCTTGGTCGGTTGCTGCTACACCTATGGAGGCCCAGATCCCACACATCTCTACCGCATGTATAAAGCTTCTTAAAGTAGATGGACGCAAGTGACCGGATTCGTAAGCTACAGGCCAAGGCTGTTTTCACGTATTATAAAGACAATGTGCTGGATTCGGCCACGTGCAATACGACGACCTGTGCTGCCAACCTTGGTACCAACTGTATCGTGACCTATCCTAACTTTCAAGAGAAGCTGCAGGTGACCCAGGGAAAGACTGCATGCATCGACTGCTCGGGCGGGTGCTAACGTCAGCCAATCTAAACCCTTGGTCTTTTCATCTTATAGATGGAAAAGACCAAAGAATCCCGTGTCTCAGAGACCATTACGATTCTAAAAAAGCTGCTTGACGTGGGTATCCCTGCCACGGATGCCGGCTACAAGCTCATTAAGACGCATATGTCGAAGTGGGTGCATGATGGGGAGGCCCTATCAACGACAGTTCCTCTAATGCGCTATGGTCGGGATGCGATTCTGGTGTTGCCGGCCACGCACGGAGAGGTGGCCAGCTGTCGTCTGAAGGCTGTGTGATGTCGCAACCCCGAAGAGCGCTCTCACGCCAGCCTAACACCATCCCTCCTCTTCCATCAGAATGGAGCGCTCCGGCCTCAACGCCGAAGGAGCTCTCTATGAGGCCGTGGCCCGGGGCAACAAAGACACCTATTTTTTCAAGGACAGCCTCGATGCCCTGAATCCCTTTGAGCAGCGATTCACTCCGGTTCCGCCCGTTATCCACGAACTCCGCAGGATTCCGCCTCTGAACGGGGCCGACTTCGGCCGCTCCTCCGAGTTCGAGCTCGAGGTGGCCGGCGATGTATTCCAGAATATTACGATCCTCATTGATCTGCCGACCTGGCTCCCTACCGGTATCGACCCGGCCAGCGTTACAGACGCTTCCGGAAACACCTGCGGCTACACGAACGGCGTCGGCTACTTTCTTTTCAGAAAGATCCAGCTCTATGTCGATAAGATCCTCTTATACGAATACAGCGGTGACGCCCTGTTTGCTTCCAGGGCCACGCGTGGAACCCTCAATCAGGCCTTCTTGGAAAACCAGCTGGCCGGGCTTCACCGCGGAAGCCCCCAAACAATCGCCTTAAATGCCGCCCCTGGCCGCCTTCGCCTTGAGCTCCCCTTTCCGGCCTTTCCTAGCATTGCCATGCGCAGCCAGAGTCTCAAGCTCCGTCTGGAACTCAGGAAGCCCGAAGAGATTGTGGAGTCCTCTTCGACGCTTCCCTTTGTGCCGTGGGCCCAGCCCCTTCTAGCCAACGGCGTCCCTTTCACACCCCTAAGTCGCATCGCCCTCGATCAACCCACTCTACAACTCGAGTCGAGACACATCTATACGGATGGAGAGACCCAGCTCGCCCTACAGAAAGCCAGCTTGGAGCTCCCCTTCAGCCGTCTCTACGAGAACACCTTTACCTTCGCTGCCGCCGACTACGCCGCTTTCAAACGCTCCACGACCGCCGTGGCCACTGGCACTCGTCGCCTAGATGCCGTCCATCCGGCCGGCCGTATTCTTTGGTTCTTCCGGTCCCAAAACGATTTGCGCGCCGGTCGCCGATATGCCTTTACAGATGCATCTGGTAACGAGTACTACAATAACCAGTCGCTCATTATTGCTGGCCGAGACCGCGAGACCGCCGCCGGCCCACTTCTTTGGAATCAAATCATGAACCATGCCAAGGAGTCACGTGATCCGGGCCCAGGGCTCGGCGTCATGAACTGGGATCTCGGATGCGGCTACGCGCCCCAACCCGAAGGCTCCGTCAACTTCGGAACAGCGGATCGCCCCACCTTGTATACGGAACTTGCGTTAACCCAGCCGGACCTGATCACTGGCCAACCCTCTACGGAACTTACGGCGATCGTCGACTCCTGGGCCCTTTTTACGACGGAAAACAATCGGGGCACTTTCAAGTACGGCAATTAAGGCCCGACAATATTCAATTCGCACTCCTCTCCCGTCGCTCGTACGCGTCGGAATCGGAATGGAACCTCAATCGCGGAAATCCGATTGATTCGAAGAGCGTGGTCTAAGTACTGCTCAGAATGAAGAGGACGCTCTTTTGAATACTGTAGAGCGCCCGCGAATCGTTCTCCAAATATGGCCGCCTTTGAAGGGGGTCCTAGAGCGAATCGATCATTGACGGGACACTTACCGAAGTCGGTCATAACTAGATACTGATCTTGAAACCAGCGAACATCGATGGGGTTCAGATATTTTACGTCTGGCCGTATGTACATTACATAATCATAGGAACCCTTTTTCCACATCTGGGTGACCGTGTTCAACGAGTATAGGGACCGTATATGATTATCAAAGGTTTGCCAAGGCGTTCCTTGGCCCGCCCAAGCATCTCCACGGCTTCTATACGCGGTGAGATTCAGCCTCTTATCGACCTCATCCTGATCCTCTATAAGGGCCTCTACGGGATTGAGCAGAGTATACAGAGAGTTGTTTAGCATAAGAGTCTCCTCTCCAGCTCTCACATTCGTATACAGTCGATGAATAGAAAACGTGTGCACAAATACGTCATATTCGATGGAGGCACCAGTAAGGATATCGAAAACATTTTTCTGAAGGCTCTCGATAATCTTATCGGTGGATCGACAAAGGCCCCAGAAACATATGGCGACCTTCATATGAATCTACTGGCCGTTATTCCTTTAACCAGCGAACGCGTGCAGTATGAATCGCTCAATATAGATTCCCCGCGTCCTATACAAGTGCTGTGACGGCATTACACCCTCGTGAGGTGACAAAATCCAGTCCAACATCGCCTGGTAAAACGCCTTTGGCTTATTTTGAATATGGCGCCTAGAAACCGACATGATCTTTCCACACGCCCACTCGAAGTCTCGCACATACGGCTTCGAAAAGAAGCGCTCATAGACTTCTCCGAAGGTTTCGGTATAGTCGTATGCCTTCTCTTTTGCGAACGGCAGTTCACCGCGAGGAATATATACAGGGCTGTCAAGCTCGACCTGTATGAACTCCTTCCACATCCTGTGGCACGGGCCCTGCTCCTTAATGATCTGATCCTTCCGATAGTTAAAGGATCCGTGAGTAAAAAAGGTCACGTCGGCTAGCGTATGATAGCGATCAATAATATGTCTTAAAATGGTGTCCGCCAGGTGGCCGGCATTTTCCAAAGGAATGGCCTCGTAATCAGTCGGCTCGCCCTTATTATAGACCGTGCGAAACTCCTTATAGTTATCGCTCCAGCTGATATCTTCGTCATAGCGGGCAATCACCATTTCAAAGTTCGCCTTCGTCTTTTTGTACAAACACTCCTGAAAAGCGAATGGCGGCGTTCGTGTGAGGCGCGGTATCATTATAGTCTTAAACGATCACTTTTTAAAGCCGTCCGTTGCGCCATAGGCCGGAGCATAAATGCATACCGATCGTACCCTTCGATCGAAGAGATTCCATATACGACGGAGATGTCCGTGTTTCGGGGTGAAAGGCTGCCCTTGGCACAAAGGGAAGAGAGGTCTTTGTCCACATATCGTATACGAACTCTGGCCCCGTGCCCCACGAAGATCCTTCCACGAATGCGTCATCGACTGTGGCCCGATCATATATGTGAAGAGTATCCATTAAGGACTTCCAAAATGGATGACCTGGCTCAGAGGCAAAGACGCAGTTTCCGAGTCGCTTCGCAACACCGTTCTCTTCGCGATTGGCGGGCAATACAATCTCGCCTACGAGCGCCGGCCCGATCGGATTCAGGAAAAGATAATCCATATCGGCATAGATTCCTCCGAAACGATACATCAGAAAATACCGGAACATGTCGATTTTCATGATCATTCGAGGCAATGCGTGAAAGGCGTCCCAGTAGTCAGGAAACTCCGTCTTCATAAAACTCATCATATCGGCGTCCGAATAGAAGCGGTATTCATAATCGGGGTGAAGGCGTAGGAGCTCCGTCTGGCAGAACCTATATGGGTCGGGCAATACCGAATCCTTATAAGTCTGATGAAAGATCTTCGGAATCATATGCTTTAAGGGATCTCTACCCCTTAAAGCAGATGTCTCGGCCATCCGGTCCAATAACAACCCTCTTGGACCTTACGGATCGTGATCTCCAGGAAAATGATATATTTCCGCTGGATTCTGAGCAAACCTGGTTTACTAGGGCCAAGGATCGCCGGCTCATCCCTTTCGCCCCAGTCATACAGGAGATTCCCTTTCGAGGTCCGGCGGCCTTCGGGCAGCGCTTCACCTTTGATGTCGGATCCCTGATTGCCGGCGATCTCATCTTTGGCGCTGCTCTTCAAATCCGGCTAGGGCATTGGCTCGATCCCCAGCTGCAGCTTCTCGTTGCCGCGGGCCTCAGCAGTGACGCCGATGGATCTGGATCCTGGGAATACACGAATAGCCTCGGGTCCGTGATTATCCAGGAGGCCGAGCTCGAAATCGATGGCCAAACGATTGAGACTATCGACGGCGACTTCATCAACGTCGTCAGCAGCCTCTTTTCAGACTACAATCGCCAGTTCGGCACCTCCTATGATCATTTGGGGAAAATCAACCTCAGGCGACTGCGAGGCCTGACAAAAGCCCGTCTATTCCCAACAGAAGATGGTATTCTGCACTCGGTGCTCCCGTTCTTCTTTAGCCGTGTGAAGCTCCAGGACGCCCTGCCTCTGATTGCAATAAAAGAGGGCCTCGTCCGGATAAACGTTACGCTGAGGCCTTTTGCCGATTGCGTGAGACAGCTCCGGGGCTTCCGCGACAGTTGTACGGCCACGCCGCTCGGCCAAACGTTCCCTTTTACCCGGGCCGGCCAGACTGATCCGAGATATGTCACAACGGGCGTGGCTCCTCCAGACTTCCAGAGTATCCAGCTAATCACCTACGGAGCCCTCGTTCAAGGCGTCATGCGGCAGCGCATGCTTCGGGAGCCCTTCGAGATGATTCATCGCGAAGTCCAGACCTTCACGTTCGACGAGCCGCTCAAATACGCTGTGAGCCATCGGCAAGATGCGATTCGTATCCAGTTACCTCTGGAGGCGAATCACCCTCTGGAGGAGATCCTATGGTTCGTGAGACGTAAGGGCGTTCGGGACAACAATGACTGGACGAACTATAGCGCCTCCTTAGAAAAAGAGATTGGCCCAGCCGCGTTGAAGCCGCTACTCAAGTCCGCGGCTCTCCAAGTCAATGGCGTGACAGTGTGCGAGGCCGAGGAGCAGTATTTCCGACAGCTGATTGCCCAGGCCCATAAGGGCGGAGCGGTCGCCTACAATGCCTTCATCTATGGCTATCCTTTTGCCAAAACGCCTGGCGAGCACCAGCCCTCGGGTTCACTCAACGCTAGTCGTACGAGTTCGCTTCGTCTGACTCTGGAGGTACAACCACCACCTGGAAACCTTGACGGCTGGGAGGTGAAGGTGTTTTGCTTGGGTCTGAACTGGATGCGATTTGAGAATGGCCTGGCCAACTCTCTATTTGAGGACTGAGGCTCCTCGCGCGCAGAGCCGCCCGAAACTTCTCCGTGATCGCCTTGATTGTTGCCCGCCGCTTTCCCTCTTCCATATGCACCCGGCAGCCAGGAGTTTCCAGATATGCAAGAGAGGTCTTCAGAAATCGAATCTTCGCCTCGACTGCTTCGAAGCAGACCTTGGGTATCTCGATTGTGAGGCCAGGGTTCTTCATGGTTACTACACCCTATAGGAATGCGCAGAAATCAATTTTACTCCGGGTTTTCGTCACCTTGCAGGAGTGGCTCGACTGCTTGCGACGGGTTATCACCCTCTTTTGACTCATATGTTAGAAGAATCTGACGAAGAATATCCATACCGCCATCACCCAGATCCTCGGGCGGCGCACTCGGATAAGGGCCATCAGGAACTATGTAAAACCGATTCTTTGGGTCAAGCGGTTCATTGTAGTTATAGACGACAAAGGTCTTTATCGGATCATCCGTATAGACCATTGCCCGGTCATTCGTATAATGCCATATCCTCCTTACAATTACCAGATTCGGCCCAGGGAGGTATGGATTACCACTGTAATGCAGATAGCTTTTGTCAATCAGAAGGCTCTCGAGGGGCGCAGGAATAAGAGGGGGCATACCTTATGAGCCCACGTGTAATCTATCAATTTTTACTCACGTGCCCATATAATGACATGTCCAAACTGCGCAATACACAGTTTTGAAGAGTTCGGAACTCTTCAAGACCGTAAACTCTTCTATACGTCGCCTGCAAAATCGAAGGATTTTCGTGAGACAGGAGAACGGCTCACGGATTTCAAGATTCACCTCGATACGGCGAAAGGAGCCCCGTGGATATGGGTCTTTGATTGTGGAAAGATGGGCCCAGAGCACAAGCTCTCTATTAGTTTCGCCCAGGGGGTGGCAAAGATTCTGGCAACGGAGCACGAGAATCTTCTTCATGATATATGGATTATTCGACCCAATCTATGGTTCAGCATACTTCTAAAGGGGCTCAAACTCTTTATTCGGAGCCCACTCTTTGATAAGGTTCGTCTCATAGAAGGAAGTCCTCTCGATATTTATGAATTTTTAAAGAGAGAGGGTGTTGATCCGAAGGCGCGGCAGTGGCTACACAGCTCCCTATAGATTCTTGGATTCCCAGAAGACTCGGTCGAACTTATTGGTGGAATATCCGTATTGGAAGAGCATGCTCTCGGCTGGGACCGCCACCTTCAAATGAAGCTCCGGGTCGGAGATTCCGCCCCAGTGCATCGGATAGAAATACTTCATCGGATACACGTGAACATCGGGAAACCAGTCTTTCACCTCTTCATAGACGCGCGTGACGAATAGGGGGCCGACCTGCTTCCACGCGGCCGACCCCGCCTCACCTTTCACGTTTGCTACAATCCGCTCCAGAAGTGTCCGTATGAAGGCGTGCTTCACAGTCGATCCAATGACTGAATTCGCAACGAGCCGCTTTATAGATCCCAGATTCAGTTTCTTTAGCCGTTCTTTGGGCAACTCTTCCCATCCGAAAAAGGCGGCGGCCCGATTGGCCTCCAAAAAGGCGTGAAACTTGGCGGGCTTCGTAATGACGGTGTCGGCGTCAATATAGACGCCGCCAAAGGTGTGCAAGGCCAGAAGGCGGATAATGTCGGCCTTTCCGGCAAGCTCCTTTTGCCCTGTGTATACACCTCTGAGTCCGGGAATCTCGTCTATGCCGAGGGCCTCAATGGAGGCCTCCGACCAGATCATGTATTTGTATCCATAGGTGTGGCAGAAATCCTTGACTGTCTTGATCCAGGGTACCGGCCTCGGATTCGAACCGAGCCATATTTGATGTATGATCTTGGGTATAGCTTCCGACATTCCTATATAATAAATAGATATGCTAGCGAACATTAATAATATATCAGATGGTGCTGGCGCCTACTTTTTAATATCCAAAAAGGAGGTGTCAATACTCATTTTCAGCAGCACGAACTATGTCCTGAAGAACTTTCCTGAGGCCGCCGCCCTATATAAACGGAATATGGTGATATATTCCACGATTCGAACGGCGATGTCGGCAAACTCGGAGAAAATACTGGTGGCGCCGGTCGAGGATTTTAAGCATCGTCTACAGATGATGCTTCTTACTTCCGCGACCGTAGTCGTTCCGTACAACACGTATGTAAATCGCATTGCAGAGACCTGTACCTTTGTGAAATGTAGCTATTCAGCGGACTGGTTTAAAAAAGAGGCCGCCTTTATTCATAAGAAACTAATGGAATTCATGACATCGAATGACCCATTTCAACTTAAAAAGGCGATCGCGAACATTCAACGGAGTATGAAATGAAACTGCTAAGGCCCAAAGAACCTCCTACCTCATCAAGAAGATGGTGGCGGCACTCCTCCGTGTCATACACGGAGGCCTGCAGGATTCGCGGCTGTTATGCCGTAAAGGTCAACCAAACGTCACCTTTTTTGTAAAGGTCTTTATCCGGGCCGGCAGATTCACGACGCAGTTTGCGCGGATTGACTTCGATTCTGCCCCCAGCCTCGGAAACACGGCCACGGTCACTTTGCCCCGAAAGGGCCACTTGATCTCCCGGATTTATCTGGTGACGACGATGCCGGATATTGCGACGCCGCAGGCGGCTGCGGCGGCCAAGGCCTTCGCCGAGTCCAAGGCCTTCGCGGGCCCGACATTTGGCTGGACAAACTCTCTCGGCCATGCCCTAATCAATACGGCCACACTGACGATCGGTGGAGCCCGGGTAGAACAGCTAGATGGCCGGCTCCTAGAGGTCATGGACGAGTTCTATAGTCCTTTGGAGAAACAGGAACTCACCAATAAACTCCTACAGCGGAACGCCACGAACTTCGACGGAACCAATGGGTCCAAGTCACAGGTCACCGCAGTGACCCCCCTACCCTTTTGGTTCTGTGGAGACGCCGGCGCCTTCTTGCCGATTGACGCCATTCAGGCCGATCAAGTGAAGCTCAGTATAACCTTCGCGGCGCTCAATACTCTCTATGTCTGCAACAAGCAACAGCCGGTGGCCTCGAACACTCTTCCGGTCGGCGGAGATGCCTATTTGCCTCTGGCCGGCTCGCCCTTTTATGCCTACGATCCGAGTGGCTCCACCGTCACAGGATTCGATCAGCCCGTCAGCCCGATTCCGGAGATCACGATGCCTCTCAGACTGCCCCTCGGCGACACCTATTTCATGGTCGAATATGTGTATTTGGATCACCCCGAGGCGAATCGCTTCCGCATCTCGGATATCCAGATTCCGATTATCCAGCACTACACCTTCGATCCGGTGGACACAAAGTCGTCCTCGTCCATTGTCTGCCCACTTAAGATACCGAATCCGACCCGCAATCTTTTCTTCTACCTACAACGCCTCGATGCGAACTACTACAACGCACCCTTCTTGGCTACCCGTGATTTGACCGGTCCGGACGCCTCGGGAACGCCCTGGTGGCCCAATGCAAGCGTCATTGATCCGCGCGTGGCCACCGAACTCGTGCCGGCCTTCGTCTTCAGAAACTCGGAGCCCATACAGTCGCTGAGCCTTATCTATCAGGGCAACTTATACAGATATTCCACGGTCGCCCCATCCCTGTTCCGGTCCCTATTACCGAGCATTGATATGCGGAAATCTCCCTGGGTGAATCGATACTTCTATACACTGCCCTTTGGCGTCAACTCGGCCCTGCCGAAGAGTATGCCCTCAGGAGAGGCCAATCTCGACAAGATTGTCAATATAAATCTGCAACTCGATCTACACCCTCTTGCAGGATATGTAGATCCAAATGCAGTGCCCCGCTATTTAGTTTACATTTGGGCGGAGACCTACAACATCTTTCGTGTCTACGGTGGCCGGGCGGGCTTGATGTTCGGATACTAAGGGCTCGGCCTGGATCCGAAAGGTCGTCTTAATACGACCCAGAAGGCTCTTTGGCCTCACGTCTGGGCCGCGCGTAGGGCGCGCCCGCTGAAAGGCGTTGGGGAACTTCTCAGTATCCATACGCGCTCCTCCGAAAATCCGGGCGGCTTCAAGATTGTGACGATCTTGACGCCACTCGCCCACGGACGCCTTCTTTAATAACTCTTCTTCATCGAGGATTAAACACGGAATATCTAGGCGGGCCATATTATTAGTGTATTGTGAAGTGTCGTTAGGCCTTTTATCGTGGTTTAAGATTGGTCATGCCTATTATATAGACTTGAAGCACACATGTCTCTCTTGATTGTTGAATCGCTAGCCTATTGCTCCAAAATCCAAGGTGTTCTT